CAGAAAAAATTGCGCCTGTGGTAAATACCGACGAAGTTGACGAAGAAGAAGCAACTGTTGATCAAATTGAGGAAGCAACCACAAATGAATGAAGAACACATCAGTGACATCTGGACGATGTTTAAAGAATATGTAGACAAGAAACAAATGGAACTAGTAGCCGAAAAGTTTGTTGATCTATTAGCAGACTACGGTGTTAGTGATGAAACGTTTAAAGAAGTAATTGGTACAGATTCTAATTTAGATGAAGCAATTAGTTACTATTTAGATTTAGATAATGTTGACGACGATGACGAAGAATGGGATGAATAATGGGTTGGTATAGCGAAGTATCGCGAGACATTAGTAAGATACCAAGTGCTGTACAGTTCTTTGAAGACGAGCTGATACAAGGTCGTCTAGATGTAAAACTCAAAGGCAATGTGGAACGTGCTGCGGCAGAAATGCCCGGTATCGTTGAACAGCGTTTTAACCAGCTTCAAGAAATTGAAGCAATCCTCAACTACTTAAACATCGAGCTGCGTAGGTTGCGCAGCTCGTACTTTAAGAAATATCTTGAAAACTATCAACGAGCTCTGTCAAGCCGTGACGTTGAAAAATACGTCGACGGTGAGGCAGACGTTGTTGACTACGAAAAGATTATCAACGAGTTTGCTCTAATGCGTAACAAATGGTTAGGACTGTTAAAAGGACTTGATCAAAAGCAATGGCAGATAACTAATGTTGTAAAGCTTAGAGTAGCAGGGATGGAAGATGCAAGCGTGTAGTATTTTAGTAGGAGTTGATCAAAAATACTACGATGACTGGGCATCAACACTACTAAAATCTATAAACTTTAACTGTCCTGATATTAAATTACGTTGTCATGTAGTAAATCCAAAAAATCTAAAAAAATTACCTTTTGTAGAATATACTACAGAAGAAATTTCTTTCGATAACGAAGATTCAAAAATATCTTATTTGCAAGCTGTAAGATTTCTTGCAGTATCTAAAATTCCTACTACAGAATTTGTACTTACTATTGATGCAGATACTATATGTTGTAAGAAATTTACAAAAGAAGAATTTATTAATATATTTGATAAGCAAAATATTTTAGTAAAAGACAAAAAACCCGATCGCTGGCTTTGCGGATTAGTTTGTTTTAAGAATGATAACTTTAGATACGAATACGCAGAACTACTTAATTCTGACCCAATATCGACATGGAAAGTTGGCAGAGATCAAAAAGTCCTATCAAAATTAAAAGATAAATTTAACTTTGTGCCTGTACATTATAAATGGATGTCAATCGGAAAAAACGGCCGCGGCAGTATATTTTTAACACTCAAAGGCGACAATAAAATTACACATAAATATTTAGAAGTTTATAGGCAGTTTAAAAATGAAATTAAAACTTAGTGAACCGTTAATAGTTGGTATAAAAGGCAGCTTTGATAATCAAAATTTATTATTTGTTCCAGATTTGCCTAATTTTAAGATAGTAGAAAATTTAGATGATCCATTAGTTAAGAGTGCCGATGGATATATGCAAACTAATATATATAAATTTTCAACCCCTAAGTTAAAAGACCAGTTTGATTTTATTAAAGAATCAGGCAAACCTTTTTTAGTATATGAAAGTCCTGTATTTCGTAGGGGCACAACAGCATTACAAGATAAGAATCCACTGTTTATGCAACGTGTAGGCTGGAATCATTTTATGCGCCAGGGAATATTTTGTAATGAAAATAGCCCGCCGGATAGATTTAACAAAATACAAAAAGACCAAAACATAGAAATAAAGCCTTGGAGAGCAAAGGGTGATTACATATTATTCATTTTGCAAAAGCCCAATGACAGTAGCTTAGAACAAGTGCATAAAGTTTGGGGTAATCAATATTGGGCGTATGTGTCTGATTGCTTGCGTAAAATTCGTGAGCATACTGATATGCCTATTGTTCTTAGAGGGCATCCAAAAGCAAACAAAAGCAGATCAATAGCTGCGGGTATTGCAGCAAAAGAAGGAATACCTAACGTAACGCATACTACTAATTACGATACACAAACAATTGCAAACGGTGGCAGAGGCTTACAAAAAGACTTCGACAATGCATGGGCAGTTATTGGTACAACTAGTAACACCCTTATAGAAAGTGCATGTGAAGGCATTCCTACATTTGCATTAGACGATACTGCAATGAGTTTCGACGTATCTCAACCTGACTTATCTTACTTAAACAATCCAAAACTAGATATACCTCGTGAGCAATGGTTATATGATCTAGCATACACACAATATTATTTTCACGAGCATCGTTCAGGCTTTGCATGGAATAGACTCAAACCTGCATACTTCTAAAAACATACTGGATAAGTATTTAAAATTAAGAGAAAGTAAACATGAAGCAAGTTTATAATTATTGGATGCCTGATAGTGATAATCACTTTGAACGTCTTATTAAAAAAAGAATAAGTCAAGGCGGCCCGGCAGAATATCAAGATCTTATTAGAGCAGCAGCATATGAACATATAACTGATTATGATTTATGCATTGACGTTGGAGCAAACGTTGGTTTATTTACTGTTCCGCTATCTACAAAATTTAAAAAGATTATTGCATTTGAACCGGTTGATCAAGTTTACGAATGCTTAGAAAGAAACACACAGGACTTAAATGTAGAATTAAGAAAATATGCATTAGGCAATGCTAATAGTACTATTGACATAGAAATTGTTAATGATAATACCGGACAAAGTTATGTCAAAGACGAAACAATGGGCCAAGGCAGTATTGATATAAAGCGTATGGATGATTTAGATCTTCCTAGATTCGGCTTGTTAAAATTAGACTGTGAACGCTATGAATTAGAAATTCTCAAAGGCGGTAGCGAAACTATATTAAAATATAAACCTATTATTATCGTAGAGCAGCACCCTGACACAGAATTTTGCGCAGGTACTTTTTTAAAAAATCATGGTGCTGTTCAACTGGCAAGAGTCAAAAAAGATTATGTATTCGGATGGAGTTAATGAGCAAAGTAGTATTAGTAACAGGCGGATTTGATCCCTTACACTCAGGGCACATTGCATATTTTAAAGCAGCACGAGAACTTGGTGATTACTTAGTTGTCGGAGTTAACAGTGACGAATGGTTAACACGTAAGAAAGGCAGACCGTTTATGTCCTTTGAAGAACGTGCCGCTATCATCAAAGAACTAGGCTGTGTAGATGAAGTTATTGGATTCAATGACGATGACGACAGTGCATGTAGTGCAATAGGTTTTGTATTAGCAACCAAAGGTAGCAGTTGGAAACTGTTGTTTGCCAATGGAGGCGATAGAACCAATACCTCAACACCCGAATACACTGCATGGAAAGATCATCCGGATGTAGAATTTGTGTGGGGAGTCGGCGGCGTTAACAAAGCTAACAGCAGTAGTTGGATACTCGATGAGTGGAAAACACAAAAGACAGAACGCAATTGGGGTTACTGGCGTGTGCTAGATGATGTTCCAGACAAAGGTTATAAAGTAAAAGAACTTGTAATATATCCAGGCAAAAGTCTAAGTGATCAAAAACATTTTGAACGTAGTGAACAATGGCAAGTACTGCAAGGTATAGTAAAAATGGACACTGAGTATAATGAAATTAAAAACATTACACATTTAGAAGCACATAATAGACCATATGAAATAGGTATGGAAGTTTGGCACAAAGCAAGTAATCCAGGAACAGAGAATGCACACATACTCGAAATACAATGGGGTGTATGCTATGAAGAAGATATTGAAAGAAGAGATTAATGAAAGTATTTGTAGGATATGACCCAAGAGAAGATATTGCTTATCAAGTGTGTAAGCACAGTATACTAACTAGGCAACCAAACGCAAATGTACGTCCACTAGTGCAAAAAGAGCTACGTGATGCAGGATGGTATACTCGTCCTGTAGATAAACTTGCAAGTACAGAGTTTACATTTACACGCTTCTTAGTACCAGAACTTGCAAACTTTAAAGGCTGGGCAGTGTTTATGGATTGCGATATGATCCTTACTACAGACATTAAAGAACTTTTTGATCAAGCAGATGACAAGTATGCTGTAATGTGTGTACAACATGATTATACACCTAAAGAAGGCATGAAGATGGATGGACAAAAGCAAACTGTTTATCCACGTAAGAACTGGAGCAGTGTTGTATTGTTTAACTGTGCGCATCCTAGTAATGCTAGACTTACACAGGACATGGTAAATGATCCAGAACTTAATGGTGCTTATTTTCATAGGTTCAGTTGGTTAAAAGATGAAGAGATTGGCGAACTAGATCACACTTGGAATTATCTCGTTGGTGTGTATGATGACATCGAAACACCAAAACTAATACACTATACCGAAGGCGGACCGTGGTTTGAAAACTATAGAGACTGTGAATTTAACGAACTTTGGAAAAAAGAACTACAGGACATGATGAATGGGTAAAATATATGAGATGGGTTCTGGAACAGTAGATAATATTGAAGATGGGTTTGTGCGTACATTTGCCCAAGGTATTTACTCACAGAACCCTGCTGATATAAACGGCAGTTTTATTATTAGAGGCGTTGGCGGCGGCAGCCAAAAAGCATATAAAAGATGTTGGGAATTAGGACAATCCTTTTACGCAATCGATACTGGATATTTTGGTAATTTTAAACACAAAACATGGCATCGCATTACACATAATGCACTACAAAATATGGAAGAATTTGTAGAACGTCCTGTACATCGTCTTGAAACGATATTGCAAAATAAATGGAAAAATATTTATAAAAAGTTTGTTCCTGGAAAAAAAATATTAGTATGTCCGCCGAGTGATAAAATTATGAACTTGTTTAATCAAGGAAATGCAAATGAGTGGACATCTAACATAGTAAGTAAATTAAAAACTGTAACAGATCGTCCTATAGAAATTAGAATGAAACCTAGTAGATTTGATAGAGTAACTACTAAGACAATAGAACAAGCACTTAATGACGACGTACATTGTCTTATAACATATAATAGTATTGCTGCATCAGAAGCATTAATGTGCGGGAAGCCGGCCATATCATTAGGTCCTAATGCTGCTAGTGCAATCTGCGAAACAAATATAGAAAACGTAGACTCTCCTCGCATACCCACAGAAGACGAGATGTATGCATTCTTAACACACTTGTCATATGCACAGTTTACACAGCCTGAAATGGCAGACGGCACCGCTTGGAGAATATTACAAGGAGAGAGACTGTGACATTAAGTGTAGCATCTTATTTAATGGGAATACCTAGTAAGAACGTTAATCCAGATAAGCCTAAAATTATTGTAAATTTTATTGAAGGTGTGTGGGCAAGAGGAGACAAGGGAGAAATCGTTTGCGACTATAATCCAGTCGACACAGACGTAGCAGTAATACAAGGGTTTGTACATCCTAATAGTAAAAGTTCTCCACATCTGCAATTAAGAAAAAATGTAATTGAACATCAACATAAACGGAATAAACGTACTATTATTGTAGATAGCAATCTATTTTTATATGCCGACAAAGGAAATTCTAATAAGTTTCTGCGTTATAGCTATGATGGCATTTTTCCTAACACAGGCGAATATTGTAACAATCAACCCGACCCTGCAAGATGGAATTTAATTAGTAAACGTCTTGGTATTAAACTAAAGCCGTGGACACATTCTGGTAGAAACATTTTAATATGCTGTCAACGTGACGGTGGATGGAGTATGGGCAGCAAAGCATTAATGCCATGGTTAGTTAAAACTGTACAACAGATAAGAAAGGTTAGTGATAGAACAATTGTAGTTAGGTTTCATCCTGGCGATAAAAATCAATTAACCCATAAAAGAATGTTAGCAAGATATAAATTACCTAATGTTATAACAAGTCATAATGAAAATATACTACAAGATTTTTCTCATGCATATTGTGTTGTGAATTATAACAGTAGTCCGGCAATAGCAGCAGCAATTGAAGGAATTCCTACCATTGTATTAGACCCAGATCGAAGTCAAGCAGCTGATGTCGCTCATCATAATTTAGATCAAATAGAAAATTTACAAGAGTTTGATAGAGAATTATGGATACAAAAAATGGCACAAATGCATTGGACACTAGACGAACTCAAAGATGGTACAGCATGGAAACACCTAAGGAAATGGGCAATAAAATGAGCAAACAAATAACAGTATTAACAACATTTCACCCGTCAGGATTATCAAAATACGGACAACGATTCTTAGATAGTTTTGCTGCAAGAGTCGACAAGCGTATTAAATTATTAGTGTATGCAGAAGACTGTAAGCCTGTTAATCCTGATCCAAGTCGTATTGAAATACTAGATGCAAAGGCAGTATTACCTAAACTAAATGTGTTCAAAGCAAAGTGGGGCAATGTTCCCAAAGCTAATGGAGACGTTAGCAATGACCCTGTACGCAGCAAACGCAAGGATTGGAACAAAGAATTCAAGTGGGATGCTATACGGTTCGCCAATAAGACATACGCTGTGTATGACGCTTGTACACGCTCTAAGGGGTGGTGTGTGTGGATGGATGCAGATAGCTTTATTCACAGTCCTTGGGAATATGAGGACTTTGCACAACTACTACCAGACAATGCTTACATTACATATGTTGGTAGAGGTAAAGGATCGCAGACTTGGCCAGAGTGCGGGTTCTACGGACTAAATTTAAATCATCCTGTGTGTCATAGTTTCTTAGAAGACTTTGAGCGTATGTACGAAGACGCAGAGAACGGTATCTTTACATTAGAAGAATGGCATGACAGTTATGTGTTTGGCGAGCTGCTAAAGAAGTATAGTGAATTTCCATCACACGATTATAGCGCAGAAATGTATTTGAAAGAAGCTAAGTCAGGCGGCGGTGGACATCCATTGATCAACGGCCCGCTAGGCAAGTGGATGGATCATATGAAAGGCGGGCGCAAAGATACTGGCAAAAGTCTTAAAAAAGATATTATGGTTAAAAGAACAGAAGCATATTGGAAGGAGTTTTAAATGTTAGAAGTTGAAGAACACCTTGGCGGTGGCGAAGGACGCTGCTGGGTTGATGAAGGCAGTTTAGATAAAGTAATTGAAACTTTCAATATAACAAGCATGATCGATATCGGCTGTGGACAAGCATGTCAGGTCGAAGCTGCAAGAAAAAGAGGTCTACGTGCTATTGGAATTGAAGGCGACCCTAGATGTTTAAAAGATGATTTGCAAATACAATTTGATTTTAGTAAAGGCAAGTTTTCAATTGATGAAGAATTTGATCTTGCTTGGAGCGTAGAATTTTTAGAACATGTGTACGAAGAATTTATACCAAACTATATGCCAGCTTTTCAAGCAGCAAAATATGTAATTTGTACACATGCACCTCCTGGTAAAAAAGGTCATCATCATGTTAACTGTAATACAAAAGAATACTGGATAGAAATATTTAATCAATATGGTTTTGACTATGACCAAAAGGGAACTGATATGATTAGAACTTCAACAACTATGGGCAAAGCTTTTATGAGAAAATACGGCTTAATGTTTATTAGGCGATAAATGAGATTTAGTTTATGGACACACAATGGTGCGCTTAATAGTAGACCAGTTTTCGATGCTTTTGATCACAGTCTTGTGGCTGCTGGGCATGATGTTTCTTATAACAATATTGACGCTGATGTTAATGTTATTTGGAGTGTTCTTTGGAATGGCAGAATGGCTAGAAACGAAGCTATCTGGAATCAAACCAAACCAGTTATAGTACTTGAAGTCGGTGGAATTAAACGAGGAACAACTTGGAAGGTTGGATTAAATGGTATTAACAGAGATGCTTTCTTTGGCGATATTGGTAATAGCAGTGATAGGAGTAACTTACTTAACTTGGAAGTAAAGCCGTGGCGTACTGACGGCGAGTATATACTAATAGCAGGACAACACGATAAAAGTCTTCAATGGCAAGGAATGCCTAGGATGAGTAACTGGGTTATAGAAACTATTAGTGAAATACGCAAACACACAGACCGCCCTATTATATTTCGGCCACATCCAAGATGTCCGTTAGCACATATCGAAAAAGAATTTAAAAACGTATACAGACAGGAACCTCGACATGTTACTAACACTTATGATGATTTCGATATGGGTTTTGATAATGTTTGGGCTACTATCAGTTACAGCTCAAATCCGGGGATTCACTCTTGTATCAATGGTGTTCCTGCTTTCGTTAGTACCCATAGTCTTGCTTACGATGTTGCTAACGACATAGACTTTTTACATCATATTGAACAGCCTCTAATGCCAGATAGAACACAATGGCTCAATGACTACGCTCACACCGAATATACTATAGAAGAAATTGCAGCAGGATTGCCATTAAAGAACTTGACACCTAAGCTAATTTAAGTTATACTGTATGTATGATTATAAATTTAGAAGATTGTTTAGAACATCTTGCAGGACTGCGTGAGTCTCCTGTCGAGTTTACTATTGAAAAAACTGATCATACTATTATGACTAGTATTGCTAGACAAACCTTTCGAGGCGTTGCTCTAACTGATAGACAGTCAGCACTTATGTATGAAAAATTACAATCATATCGCGATCAGTTTGTCAATTTAGATTGGGACTTTGATTATGCTGTTAATCAACTGCGTCAGCCAGTTCGACACATTGATCGCAGTAAATATATCAAACTTGCAGACAACGAAATTAAAATAAGATTTCCTTTTAGAAAAACTGAAATAATGTTAGTGCAAGAAGTTGCAAATAAAGCTGGCTATGGATATCATCACGAAAAAGGTTCTCACACACATTCTTTTGCTCTTACTGAAAGTAATATTTTACAATTACTGGATAGATTCAACAATAAAGAATTTGAAATTGCTGAAGAAGTTATTGATCTATATAAAGAAATTAAAGCCATACACAGTTCCCCGCAAGACTACATAAGTGGAATTTCTAATATGGAATTAATTAATATTCATCCTACTCTACAGCCTATTATAAAAGATGAACTAGGAGATCTAACTTCAGAAACCATGACGCAGTTTATTGATCGTAGATTTAGATATGGATTTGATCATATTGAATTACCAACTGATAAATCTACACTTGTAAATCAAATTGTATGTCGGACAGATAAAACCTTCCACAGCAAGCCGTCTATGCATTCATTACATAACATGTTAGATGCACTATGGAAATTAAATAGATTTCCGTTGTTAGTAATACTAGACAACGAGCCAGAAAATGAATTACATGAATTTGTAAACCATTTTAGAGACATTTTAAACTCAGAAGAACAGAGTGTGTTGTTTCGTTTAGCAGACAAAGACGCAGGCTTTAACCAATTGATTAAGGACAGAAAATTAAACAATTGGGTTGACAAGTCGACAAAAGTAGTGTATATTAGTAAGGATAAGTTACCTAAGTTGCTTGTAAATAATGAATGGAAGCCTAGTGCAGCATTTAGTTTTACAAGTTCAATGGACCGTCATGTGAATGATTATGTTTCATTTAACTGTGACTTAATTGTATATAGAGAAGAACATTTGAGTCCTATGAGGAGACATTCAAGATACTATGGCTAGTTGTAAATTAATAATCGAAGATGAAGTAAACATTAAACTAGAAGGTCTTGATGTTGATGTACGCCGAAAGCTCGCAAATGCTCTTAAGTTTGAAGTGCCGTATGCAAAGCATATGCCACAGTATAAACTAGGTCGGTGGGATGGCAAAGTTGCTTTCTTTGGCATTGGCGGCACTGGCTATGTCAATCACCTTGATGTTGTTAGTGAAGTGCTGGCAAAGAACAATGTACAGATTGTAGACATTGAAGATAGACGACATCCTATTACTTTAAACTTTCAACCAGTTACAGAACGCTATTGGGCAGACCAAGGCGTTGTATGGCCTGAAGGTCATCCAGTAGCAGGTACAGAAATTATTCTACGTGATTATCAAGTAGAAGCAATCAACAACTTTATTGCTAATCCACAGAGTCTACAGCAGATTGCTACAGGCGCAGGCAAGACAATTACAACAGCTACGTTATCACACATCAGTGAACCTTACGGGCGTAGTCTAGTTATTGTTCCTAACAAGAGCCTAGTAGAACAAACTGAAGAAGACTATATTAACTGTGGATTAGACGTAGGGGTGTACTTTGGCGACAGAAAACAACTAGGTAAGACTCACACTATATGTACTTGGCAATCCTTAAATATTTTGGACAAGAAGCACAAAGACGGAAGCGCAGTGTTATCACTGGCAGAGTTCTTAGAAGGTGTAAGCACTGTTATTGTTGACGAAGTACACATGGCGAAAGCAGAAGTTCTTAAGAACTTGCTTACTCGCAACCTACGCAACGCTCCTATTCGCTGGGGACTAACTGGCACAGTACCAAGAGAGAAGTTTGAGTTTGAAAGTATTCACGCAAGTTTAGGTCCTGTAGTCGGGTCAATTACAGCAAAGGAACTTCAAGACAAAGGTGTGTTGTCAACTTGTCACGTTAACGTAGTACAACTAATCGACACTGTTGCACATAGAGATTATCAAAGCGAACTAAAATATCTAACTTCAGATACAGCACGTTTGGAATACATTGGTAAGATGATGAACACAGTATCACAATCAGGCAATACTCTAATTCTTGTAGATAGAATTAGTGCAGGCGAAACACTACAAACACTTATACCCAACAGCACGTTCATTAGCGGAAGTGTTAAGGTTAAAGACAGAAAGGAAACATATGACACGATTCGCGAAGGAACTAATGAAGTCATTATCGCAACGTATGGAGTCGCCGCCGTCGGGCTTAACATTCCACGTATTTTTAATCTTGTTCTTCTTGAGCCTGGTAAGTCTTTCGTGCGTGTTATACAAAGTATTGGTAGAGGCGTAAGAAAGGCAAAAGATAAAGACTTCGTACAAATATGGGATCTTACAAGTACTTGTAAGTTTGCGAAGCGACATCTAACTCAGCGTAAGAAATTTTACAAAGAAGCAGAGTATCCCTTTACTATTGAAAAAGTGGATTGGAATTAAATGAGAATATTAACTTTAGATAACGAGTGTTTTAACCTAGATAATTTACCAGAAACTATAGAAGACGATGTACGTTTTAGTGTACTAGATAATAGTGATCCTAAAAATCCTGACTTTTTCTTTGTTCCTTTAATTTTCTTAGAAAGTTTTAGTGCGCCTGCAATGGTATTAGACATTGGCGGCAAAGAAGTAACTATGCCTGTAGATTGGAACATTGCTGTAGGTTGTTCAGAAAGCGGTAACGATTTAGAAGTACTTCCTTTAACTAGTATTAACGATAGAGGTTTTGAAGCATTTTTGTTTAATCCACTAACTAGTTTTAAAACTGATTTTGCAGAAATTAAAATTGTAAATTTTTACACAGATGTTAAATGGTATTTTCCTAAAATGAAGAACGGACAACTACTAAGCGTACCAATTACAGAAGGCAAAAATCCGTTGTGTGCATTCTTTGTAAAAGACATCAGTCGTCAATGTGAAGTAATAGAATATAGTTTGTTAATGTAAAGGAATCAACATGGGAATTAAAGCAGGAAAGATTTGGGGCAACACAGAGTTGATCCATGCAAACGGTGTACTAGAGTTTCACCGTATTGAATTCAAAGAAGGCTACAAATGTTCAGAACATGAACATCAGTTTAAATGGAATGGCTTCTTTGTTGAGTCAGGCAAAATGCTTGTGCGTGTATGGCAAGATGATCAAGGACTAGTTGATGAAACTATTCTTGAAGCTGGCGACTTTACACAAGTCAAGCCCGGTAAGATTCATCAGTTCGAAGGACTAGAAGACGGTGTCGCTTTTGAACTGTACTGGGCTGAATTTAATCACGATGACATTGTTCGTCGTACTAGCGGCACCGAAGTAAAAGGAAAGAAGTAAATTGGATATTATTTTAATCGCAGTAGTATTTTCAGCACTAGTAGGCTATTGGGCTAACAACTGGGGACGTAATGGATGGCTTTGGTTTGTAGTTGCACTACTCATCTCACCGTTGATCACAGCAATTATTTTGGTGGTTATGGGTCGAGACGGCACAGCAAAAGCAGAAAAAGATTCTGCTGACATTGAAGCAGAAGCTCAACGCCTTGCAGCTATCGAGAAGCGCAAAGCAGAGCTAATGGACAAGTAATCTTGACTAGGATGATTCCAGGACAAGCGTTAATCTATGAGCGGGCAAACGGTGTTCTGTATGCCCGCTATAGAGATCCTCCACACAATGAAATAGAAAGATGGATAGTAGGCGGCGCTCCAGAAGCTATAAGTAGAGCAACTGGAGATATCTTTAGTTGGAGTGAATGGAAAGAGTTGTGTAGACTATCAGAAACTAATCACACTCTTCAAACACAAATGAAAAAACTACTAGACCTCTATTATATTATTAAGGATGACAAATGAGAATTATTGCAGGACCGTGTCAACACGAAACACTTGCACAGAGTGCAGAGATTGCCAAAGAGTGTAAACGTGTATGTGACAATTATGGCATCGAGTATTACTTTAAAGCTAGTTACGACAAAGCAAATCGCACATCTATGAGTGGCGAGCGTGGTGTGGGAATAGACGCTGCACTTCCTGATCTGTTGGCATTAAAAGAAACACTTGATGTGAAGATCTTAACAGATGTTCATACAGAAGGACAAATAAGTAGATGTCGATCGTTTGTCGATGTCATTCAGATTCCTGCGTTTCTTTGTCGTCAAACAGATTTAATACGTGCAGCCTGTGCTACAGATTGTATTGTAAATATCAAAAAAGGACAGTTCCTTGCACCGTGGGACGTAAAAGGTATCCTTTCAAAAACAGAAGGTGCTAAAGAAGTTTGGATAACAGAAAGAGGTACTAGTTTTGGTTATAACAATCTTGTGGTCGATTTTACTGGCTTGCAGTACATGCTTGATAACTTTAGCGTTCCGATCGTATTTGACGCAACGCACTCAGTACAAAAACCTGGAGGGGCCGGTGAATCGTCTGGCGGTAATCGTGATTACGTTCCAGGTCTTGCTCGCGCTGCCGCTGCTATGGGCGTTAGCAACTTCTTCTTAGAAGTACACCCTGATCCAGACAATGCACCTAGTGACGGTCCTAACATGTTGCGACTAGAAGACTTTGAGGAGGTAGTCGATGACATCCACCGCTATTCTTATACCCGCTAGATACGGAAGCACACGCTTCCCTGGAAAGCCGTTGGCATTGTTAGATGGTAAAACAATGATACAGCGTGTGGCAGAAACTTGCAAAGCAAGTGGATATGACACATACGTTCTTACTGATAATAAAACGATTGCGCAAGCAGCAAAGGCAGCAGGCGTAGATTTTTATATAGACACACATGATTATGAAAATGGTACAGAAAGATGTGCAGGTGCTGTAAACAGTAGAACATTTAATGATTATGATCAATTCATAAATGTACAGGGCGATATGCCAAATGTAACAGTAGAGATGATCGAAGGATGTGTTAAACAGTTGAAGTACTATCCAGTAAGTACAGTATACACTAACATGCCTGAACAAGAACAAAACAATCTTAACTCAGTTAAAATGATACGTGCAGGCGACAATGCTCTATGGTTTGGTAGAGGAATGACAGGATATGGAGAATGGCACTTAGGAGTGTATGGTTATAAACGTACTGCATTGGAACTGTATCCTAGTATGCAGATTCCAAAAGAAGAACGTATAGAGAAACTAGAACAACTACGTTGGCTAAAAAACGGTTGGCAAATTGGTGTACAGAGTGTATACTTTAATGGAGTAGAGATTAATACCCCGGAGGATGTTGAAACATGGCAGCAGAAAAAATTGCAATAAAAGAAATCCTCAGTTGGATCGACAATGGTGAAAGTGAGATTTGGAATCACTTGGAAGATGATCACAAGAAGCAAATTAGCTTTTGGTTGTTGAATAGATATGTTAGTGGCGTACAAGGTAGTCGAGAAAAGCAAGAACTTGCTGTGTTTAAAACTAACGAGTACTACAATAAACATTTTAATGATATTGGTGTTGGCAAAGATCGCGGACATCAAAAACTAATGTGGCAGTTGTTGTGCATGTGCGGTAACACAGGTAAGAATGAATTTCATCCTTGGATTGGTTTTAAGAAACGTGACGGCAGTACAGGCAAGGCAATGCAACTGCTAGAAAAAATATATCCACACCTAAAGACAGACGAGGTTGAAACACTTGCTAGAATATCTACAAAAAAAGAACTTAAACAACTTGCAGAAGAGCACGAAATTGACATCAAGCTCTAAGCCATATAAGTGCGAGTACTGCGGAAGTAGTTATGTAAGAGAATCAACTCTCATGGCGCACCTATGTGAAAAGAAACGCAGAGCATTGCAAAAGGATGAACGCAGAGTACGCTTAGGATTTTATGCATTTAATCAATTCTATAAACTTAGTGCAGGCGCAAAGAAAGATAAAACCTATGAAGAGTTTTGCAAAAGCAGTTATTATAATGCGTTTGTAAAGTTTGGTAGTTTTGTATCTAATGTGAAACCGTTGTACCCTGAGAAGTATATTAACTACGTTGTAACATCGGGAGTTAAACTTGATCATTGGTGCAGGGAAGAAATGTATGAAACATATGCTATTGAACTAATTAAAAAAGAAGGTGTAGAAACTGCATTAGAACGTAGTATTGAAACTATGGTAGAGTGGGCTGCTGAAAACAATAGTGTTTGGAATCATTACTTCTTATATGCATCGCCTAATAGAGCAGTATGGCATATCAGGGACGGAAAGATTTCACCGTGGCTCATGCTTAATTGTAAGAGCGGCAAGGACATGCTAAGTAAATTTAATGATGAACAGTTGAGTATGATCTATCATATTGTAGATCCTCAACACTGGGGTATTAGATTTAAACGACAAACATCAGACGTACAACTTGTAAAAGATGTAGTAAAGGAAAGTAAACTATGAACTTAATTAAATATCCAAACGAATTTTTAGAACGCGAAGTTAAAGATGTTGATTTAGAAAATCCAGGATTTGACCCAGTTGAACTCAAAAAAGAAATGGTCGAGTTTATGATTGCGAACAACGGCATTGGACTAAGTGCAAATCAAATTGGACTTGATGCTAAAGTATTTGTAATGGGCGACAGTGTAGAGAATAGTACAATGTGTATTAATCCTACTGTACTGCAATATACATCGGATACACAAGACGACATCGAAGGATGTCTAAGTTTTCCAAATGTGTTTGTTAAGATCAAACGTCCTAAAGAAATACTTGCAGAATGGTATAATGAAAATTTAGAAAAACAAACTGTAAAGATTGAAGGTTATAGTGCTAAGTGTTACTTGCACGAACTGGATCATTTGTTAGGCATTACATTCAAAGATCGTGCAAGCAAACTTAAATGGGACATGGCTCAAAAGAAAGCACGTAAATTGGAGAAACAGTTTGCCTGATATCGATATAGACTTTCCAGACAGAGATATTATTCTATCTCAGATTAAACATCGTGTGGCAAAGTTAAACACAGGTAAGAAGCATAACACTGGTGTGTATGCAACAGAGATTCCACACAACCCTGTGGATAACTTATCTACAATCGAACATAAGACAGCAGAAGAACGTGGATACTTTAAACTAGACTTCCTTAATGTAAGCATCTACAAAGACGTTAGAGATAATGATCACTTAACAGAACTAATGGAAAGAGAACCACTATGGGAACTATTGGAGCACGAGGACTTCAGCGAAAAAGTCTTTCATCTAAACGGGCACAGCAGTCTATTAAAAGTCTTGAAGCCCAGCTCGGTATCACAGTTAGCAGCGACACTAGCGATAATTCGACCAGCCAAGAGACACCTAGCGAACGAAAGCTGGGAAACGATAATGAAGGAAGTTTGGACTAAGCCGACTAATGGCGAATACTATTTTAAGAAAGCACATTCAGTGTCCTACGCAATGGCATGTGTAGTACATATGAATTTATTGTGTGAGCAATTGACTACTTAGGTTTACGTACTAATTGAACGCTTTTACGTTTGATACGTTTAACAGTTAAATTGTTTAAATTAACGCAAGGACCTATTGACACTTTTACATCTTTGCTATTCATTGTCATTATTGCATATCTAAAAGGTTCAATTTCTCCGCGCAAGAATATGTTAATAGGAATCATTCTGTTTGATTCCCACCACCATATTTCTCCTAGATCTAAAAATGTACGTTGTTCAAGTTCTGATTTTATATCAGTATAAACATACATACTTGTAACAGTTGCATCTTGATTAATTATGACACCGATATATTCTTGACCACCATATGTTACTACGCTCAGGAAGGGAAAATTTTCTTGTATATCTTTTGTTAACATGTGATTCCGATAAATATTGTTATGCAATTAGTACCAAGATATTTAGTCAAAAATAAAACAGTCATTATTACTAATGATGCAGGATTTGTTACGGAGTATAAACCAGTGTATAGTAGACAATTAAATGTGTATAGAGGAATCGATAATACATTAGAATTTAAGATTTTAAATGCTGATCAAAAACCTATTGATTTAACAGGCAAGACTATAAATTTTGTAGCCTTTGACGAAAACAAAAATTTATCCATAACCCGTAATGGCACAAATGATAGTAATATTAAAGGATTAGTTAGTGTTGTTATTAATGATAGTGATACAATAAATTTAAAAGATCAATATCTTAGTTATAATATTACTATCCGAGACGATACTACTACAGCATCTACACTAACTTATAGTAGCAGTCACTTTGCACAAGAAGGTATCATAAAATTAAGTAGTGAAGCATATCCTGGACCAAAAATCAGTAACACTGTTACTACATTTACACAAGATGGTAGTGTATGGAACTCTAATTTAATTACAGCTGAACCAGGAATAAATGGCAATGAAGCTTTGCATACTGTAGCATTTTATACTGATGAATATGTAGGAAGAATAACAATACAAGCTACATTAGATAACGACCTTAGTGATCCATCACAAATTAATTGGGTTGATATATCTTTTTCAATCTTTAACGGAACAGAAACAGAACCTAAGATTTCTAACTTTAACGGTGTGTTTAACTATTTAAGATTTGTTACTTCACAAAATCCAGCCGATACTGTTACAAAAATCCTAGTTAGAAACTAATTGACAAATCTTATACTGATGCTATAATAATAGTATGAGTATTGTATCCGACACAATTACAGCACACTTGCCAGCAAAGCGAAAGACTACTCCTAGTGGGTGGACTAGCTTTAATGCGCCTTGTTGTCAGCACAATGGCAACACTGCTGACACCAGAGGTCGCGGTGGGCTGATTAGCGAAGGTGATACAGTTAGCTATCATTGTTTTAACTGTGGATACAAAGCAAGCTGGCAACCAGGTAGACCGGTGTCTAACAAGCTGCGTAAGCTTCTACAGTGGATGAACTGTAGTGATGATACAATAACACGGCTGACATTTGACGTCATGCGCTTAAACGAAGGCGTTGAGGTAGCAGAGCGTAAGATTGAATTGCCTACATTTGAAACTGTACCATTGCCACCAGATGCAGTTAAGATTGCAGACATAACAGAGTTTAATAAGTTTAGTATAGCAATTGTTGAGTATATGGCTGCACGTGGTCTAAACTTAGATGATACAGATTATTATTGGAGCCCAAGTCTAGCATACCGTGATAGACTTATTATTCCGTTTTACTATGAGAAGCGTATTGTAGGATGGACTGCTAGAACTATCGCAGCAGACAAGAAACCCAAGTATCTGACAGAAACACAACCTGGCTTTGTATACGGACTAGACGAACAAGGATACAACAAAGTATTTGCTATTCTATGTGAAGGACAAGTAGATGCTATTCACGTAGAAGGTTGCGCACTGGGCGGTAGTGAGATTAATGATGCACAGGCTATGTTGATCGACAAGCTCAACAAAGACATTATAGTTGTACCAGACAGAGACAAAGCAGGCAGTAAACTAGTAGAGCAAGCTATCGAAAGAGGTTGGGGAGTTAGTTTACCGGAATGGAATCAAGATATTAATGATATAGGCGATAGTGTTGATAAGTACGGTAGACTATATACACTATACAGTATTGCTAGTGCTGCTGAAACTAGCCCACTTAAAATTAGACTGAGAGCAAAAAAATGGTTCGCATAAAAAAGATATTAAAAAAGATATGGGATGTGATTGCATGGCCTTATCGTAAAATTAAAGAAGAAATTAAGTTTCGTAAGCGTATGAAAGAACTACGGGAAAAAGACCCGTTTATCTACAAATGATTACTTGGGGCATAGTCGGTAATAGCCACGACGCAAGTATTGCAGTATTTGATGATGCCCGGAAAGGACTTGGGCCTAATCAGTCTACACGACTAATGTGGGCAGGCCTTGCTCGAGACTTTAGTGGTGTACCTAATGACCCTGATCTAAATGATGCTATTGTAGAACATGCACTGCAATATGGCAAGCCCAACAAAGTCATATGGTATGAACGTCCGTTCCTAAAGACCCTGCGACAATGGCGTGCAGGACAAGGTTGGTTAGGCAAAGAGAACAATATCAGAGCCTACCTTAAACAGTGGAACATCTCCTGCAAAATAGAGTACACCCAGCATCATTTGAGTCATGCTGCTTATGCATATTACACCCAACCCTATGTAGACTGTGCTGTAATATGCTTAGACAGTATAGGAGAGTTCGAGACCCTAACCGTATGGCATGGTACAGAACGAGGCCTAAAGAAGATACACAGTCAGGGTTATCCACATAGCCTTGGATTGTTCTATAGTGCTATGACACAACGTATGGGCCTACAAGCACAGCGTGATGAATACTTGGTAGCCCAGTGGGGAGCCAAAGGTGACCCACATAGATTGTTTATGCCTATACTTGAAGAACTAGTAGAAACACGTGGTATGGGTTGTGACCCTTACATACGCATGCGAGAGAACATGCACAGAGGTGTAAGCTGGTGGAGACCGGAGCTTACTAGTGAACAGGATATGTATGACATTGCAGCAGCTACACAGCAGGTGTTTGAGTATTGCTTGATTAACTTGGCATGTTGGACCAAAAGCAAGACAGGTTCTAAGAACTTAGCACTTGCAGGCGGCGGCGCACTTAATAGGCAAGCAGTTGCATTACTAACTGATTGGCATACAGTACACGTTCCACAGAACCCAGGTGACCCAGGAAGTTGCATAGGAGCAGTATTAGCAAAGACTAAAAGCAGAACAACACTTGACAACAAATGGCACAGGTAGTATAATAAACACATGAGCACAAGACAAAACACAGACTATGGATATGATATACAAAAGGTATATCTTGAAATGATGATGAGCGATGCCGAGAGCTTCGTTCGCTGTCAAGCAGTATTTGATCCTCAAGCATTTGATAGACGCTTGCAGGAAGGTGCAAAGTTTCTCACAGAGTATGTAAGTGAACACAACGCACTGCCTACATTCGATATGTTGAACGCTGCTACAAAGGCAGACTTGAAAGATCCCGGACAACTACAAGAAAATCACTATGACTGGTTGTTGCAAGACTTCGAAACGTTTTCAAAGCACAAAGCACTAGAAGCAGCTATTCTTAAAAGTGCAGACCTGTTGGAGAAGGGCGAGTATGGTGCGTGTGAGGATCTAGTAAAGAAAGCTGTACAAATAGGCTTGCAAAAAGACTTGGGCACAGACTACTGGGCAGATCCTAGAACACGTCTAGAAGGCATCAAGAGTACAAACGGACAGGTTAGTACTGGCTGGGCTGCTATGGACAAGAAATTGTTTGGTGGCTTTAACAGAGGCGAGCTGAATATCTTTGCAGGCGGCTCGGGTGCAGGCAAGAGTTTGTTCTTAGCTAACATCGGCGTTAACATGGCTGAGAAGGGCATGAACGTGATGTACCTCACACTAGAGCTTGCAGAAAGTCTAGTTAGTATGCGCATTGACAGTATGGTCACAGGCATCAGCACACGTGATGTGTTTAAGAACATTGATGACGTAGAGATCAAAGTAAAGATGATCGGCAAGAAGAGCGGTGCATTCCAAGTCAAGTATATGCCTAGTGGCAAGACTGCAAACGATGTACGCAGCTATATCAAAGAGTATGAGATCAAAACAGGCAAGAAAGTTGACGTACTGCTCATAGACTACTTGGACTTGTTGATGCCAGCTGGCACAAAAGTAAGTGCAGAGAACCTGTTTATCAAAGACAAGTATGTAAGTGAAGAACTACGCAACTTGGCAATGGAATTGAACACAGTGTTTGTTACTGCGGCACAGTTGAATCGCGGAGCAGTAGAAGAGATTGAATTTGATCACTCGCATATCTCGGGCGGACTTAGTAAGATTCAAACAGCAGACAACGTGTTTGGTATCTTTACCAGTAGAGCAATGCGTGAACGTGGACGCTATCAGCTACAGCTAATGAAGACACGTAACTCAAGCGGTGTAGGACAAAAGATTGATCTAGGCTTTGATCAAGACACACTGCGCATCATAGACTGTGATGAAGATGAAGACAGTGACTATTCAAGTGCTGGCGCAAGCAAGGGTGCTAGTAGTATTGTAAACAGTCTAAAACGCACTAACACAGCCAGTGAAGATCCTGCGGACGGAGCAGCAGCACCTAAAATTAGAGCTGAGACTGACAGCACCAAACTAAGACAATTTTTAAACAACTTACCTGGAGACGAATAACTCGATGATTAGAAAACTCACACTAGAAGAAACTCGCAAGTATATTTCAGACGACCCTGTGCGCCCACATCTTTCAGCTGAATTTCGAACTCAAGAAAATCGTGAAGTATGGGCACTGTTTGAAGATCAATATGCAGTAGCAGATGAACCCATGCAAGATCCATTGGCTGTCACTTGTGTAGCATATGCACATGGCTGGCCTGAAGATGAAGCTGAACTTGATCGTTTTAGTCTCACTACCAACACTGCTACTATCCCAAGTGAACATGTGGATCCAGAGATCTACAACCCCAGTAGATTCGACAGTCTACAAGCTGCACTGGATTTTGCACGAGAACGGCAAGGTGAACTAGAAGTGTGTGAGAATGGAACTATTCTCAATAGATTTGGCGAGACCATGGTATACGACACCGAAGGCAATCTTTCACCTGATTCAAGAACATTCCAGCTGCAATTGGAGCAGAACACCATAGTGTTTTATACCATATGGAGTTATAGTAGAGGAGCCGGACGCCAGTTGTTGAATCAAGTTGCTGAACACGCACGTGACACTAGAGATGATATATGGCACTGGGTAACACTGAGTCCTCTGACTGACATGGCTGAACGCTTTCATCTCAAAAACGGAGCAACCAAACATGCAGTGTTTAAACACAATCAAATATTCAGCTACAAGGATGTGATCATGCCACCCGACCGCCTAGAACAGCGTATGCAAAAGATTAGGCTCAGTGAACCCGATACAGCCGAACAAGCGCGAAGCGCCCTGCGCTAGATTTTTCAAGACAGCCGCGAAGCGGTAAACGCTTTTTCTAATACTAGCGTTTACCCAAAGCAACTATTCCCCACACCGTAATCAATCGTATAACACATCAAACAAGCCCGTACACACACGGTAATACTAACTGCGAGTCAGTGTAAACCTAGTGTCATTTGACAGTGCTAACTGCGCAAACGTACAGTGCGAGTCTGACAGAAACACTAGTGAATCTTCTGTTGGCTGAAAACACTTTATATTATTGTTGATGAACAGTTCTATTGACAGTGCATGCACCAGCGCATCAACAGCAACTGAATTAGTAATAGTATGAAAGTTGAATTTGAGTGTGTGCTGTTGAGTGTTCATACAGTATTTACACACAGTGCGTATACAGTATAAGCACAGTAGACTTAGAGTGGTTGTACACTAGGAGTGAGGTTCGTTTTAAGCTACACTAAGATGTACTGTGTACATACACGCTCGTTGTCACTTGCGTGTGTGTTCGCTTCGCGAGTATAACAGTTCGAAAAGGGTTCTAGCAGATTAAAAAAAATTGTGCGCAAAAAATTTTGAGATTGATTTCTATTGTGTGTGGAGGTTTGTATACAGTAGCGAAAAGGTTTGTGTGTGATAGAAATTTGCTGCTGCGGTTTCATTAAGGGTAGTACTTATAGATTCACCCAGGTGATTTCTTAACCCCCACCCCCCGATGGAAAATTTTTTTTATTTTTTTTATTTGATTATAAAAGCGAAAA